AGTCAGGAATGAGGACTATGGCAGACCGCTTCCCGGTGATGTGCTCTTTCCCCAGGATGGAGATGAATATGTGCTGTCCGGCTGGGACAGCACGAAAATAACCGAACTAGGGCTTGTGGGTGCCGCCGAGCAGGAGCTGAAGGAAAAGACTGAAAAGTACGCTGCCAAATCCAAGATAGACCCGAGTACCTATGGCTGCACGATGATGTCCGATGACGCATACCGTGAGGATGGCGTTCATAACATCTATGGCATTGGTCAAAAGGTCAACCTTATCAACAAGGCTTATTTTAAGAACGGAAGACAATCAAGGATTATCGGATTTGAATTCAATCTTGATTTAGCTTATGATTCCCCTATATATACTGTCGGGGAAACCGCCGCCTATTCTCGTATCGGGGAGCTGGAGGAAAAGGTTGAGAGCCTTACCCTAAAGGGACAGACCTATACGGGCGATGGTGACAGCGGTGTGTATGTGATAAGAAGGAATGACTCTACACCGGCCACGGATAGTAACGTGTATTCCGCATTGCGCTCCTTAGTAATGTTCCTTCGTAAGGATCAAGCGGACGGAACAAATTTCTTATTGAAGTTCGGCAAGTTCATCGACTCCATGATTGCCGGTAAAGGTGCCGGTATCTATCCTGACGGGCGCGGTCAGTTCGAGCGTCTTGAGGTACGCGGCTCCGCAGTGTTCAAGGAAATCATCTATAACCGTCTGAACGCACAGGAAGGCGACACCTCATATTCCGAGAACGGAGTCATTGAGTCCGTGGCTTTAGAGAGCGACGGAACTTATACCCTGAAATTGCGCAAGCGCTGGGAGAATGACTTCACCGCATTCCAGGAGGGTGATATAGTGTACGGGATTGTAAACAACCTCTTTTCAACGGGGGAGTATTACGCCTCGTGGATGCGCGTGCTGTCCAAGAATGTCCCGGCCAACTCCATCTCGGTGTTGTCATACCCGGACAGTGAGGTGCCGGGCGGTAAAAACTATCCTCCCACAGAGTTGACGATCATTACCAGAAGAGGAAACGCCTTCAATGAGGACAGGCAAAGCTACTGGTATTTGTCCGCCACCACGGATAAATGTCTTGTCTGGCTGGAAGGAGTAACGAAGCCTGTCTTGGAACAGAACAACTATTACATGATATTGGGGCGTTTGCCCAATTTGGATTTGTTTGACAATCTCCCCGTCAACTATAAGCACTCGTACATATTCGCCCGTGCCGGCATCTTCGGTGAACTTTACCGGGTGGACTGGCAGGGACTGCCCGTACAGGAACTGGTGGACCGTGGCTTTTGGTCGGCCGAAGTCGCGTCCTCTGACAATCCTTACACCAATACGCAGGAGCGGGCGGACACGGTTTGGCACTACGGCTGCAAATGGAAGTGCCTGATGACGGGAACAGCCGACGAACCGCAATATGCGGCGGCCGGATGGGCGATGCTGGAAGGGAACCCGGAATTTACGATAGAGATCGGCAGCACAAAGGGGTGGTATTTTGATATCGAGACTTTTTCCACAACGTTATATATTACCGGCAAGCTGTACAACCGTGACGTGACAGATCATATACTTGACGCTGATGTGAGCTGGACGCGTGATACCGGGAATGTATCAGAAGATAACGCATGGGCGGTGAAGCGTGCCGGCGCCGGGAAAAATCTTCCTCTGACGATAGATGATCTCGGACCGAATTATACCAACATGCGGGTGTGTACGTTTAAAGCACAGGCGTTATTGCGTGACGGGCAGCAGTTTGAAGTGGCGGAGAATTTTGTAACATTTTAAAATGGTTTTATACAATGGCAACAAAGCAACGAAAAATAGAAATCAACTACCGGCTGTTACAAACCAGTTGTAACATCGAGGTGGTGGGCAGCGTGCCGGACATGCAGGTCTACCAGGCTGACAAAGCTGAATACACTCCGGACTATACGCTGACACCGCTGGTCCTGTTTCCGCGGTGCAACGCCACCGATCCGGAAGCGGTGACTAAAATCGGGGCGGTCAACTCCAGGCTGACCAACATGAAGTGGTACGAGCGCATCGGAACCACACGCACACTTATCACATCGACAAACACAGGCTACAGCATTACGGAGTCCGGTGACAGCAAGGGACAGATCACAATGAAAAAAAATGTCACCGTCCTAAAACCCGTCACGCTGGAGTTTTACGCGGAATATGCCGACACACGTACCGGACAGCTGTTTACTTTTCAGATGAGCCGTCTTGTCCGCGCGGTTGACGGTACGGATGCGATCCCCGTATTGACGATAGACAGCCCGTCCACGCTGGACTGGAACCCGGTGCGTGACATCACCGCACAGACCATCACGGCTAAACTGATGGTAGGCGACACGGACGTGACGGCTACGGGCAAATGCAGGTTCTTCTGGTACCGTCTGTTGTCTACGGGAGCGCTGGAGGCGATAACCACAGGAGCGGGTGACAACGACTGGGAGTTTGTATCACTGAACAAGAATGTATATAAGATTGACCGCAATTATATAGGTGATGACATCACGATTGTCTGCAAGGCCACCTATGCGGCTTCCGGGACTCCGGCATCAACCCCGGGCACATCGGACCCGGCAGTTTCTACGGTGATACGCCGCAGGATTCCGAAGATTGAAGCCGACTGGGAGGGCGTACCTACGGGTGTTCCGGATGGGACTTACGCCATCTTTCCCAGACCCGTCATTCGGGATACCATGGGGGTTATCCCGAATCCATCCGCCATGTTTAACTGCCACTGGTACGTCAAGAAGAGCGGAGATGCCGGATATGCCAAGGTTGCCGACGGATACTCTCCCAGGATACCTTTCAGCAACGGCATGATGTTAAAGCTGGAGGTGGAGGACAGAGGCCCTTACGTGGCGCTGACACAAGGCGGCAAGGTGCTCACACAGGGGGGCAAGGCGGTAGTAGTAAGAAAATTTGGATAACATTAAAAACAATAGAATTATGGCATTTTACATTAAAGTAACGAAGGAGGTTGCCGACCGGTTGCATCTGACCGATATCCGCAACAGGACAGCGGATGGCAATGTATTATTGTGGCAGGCGGACGTGGCACGTTTCCCCGGCGATACGGTATTTGACAGGGCCAAGGAAGCGGGCGGCATCTGCCTGACCCCGCAGGCGGCGAAAGAAGAGATAGACGGTACGGACCATCCCGTCGAAGTATTCACACCTGCCTCTTGGGGGGAGGACAACACCGAAAGCTCCGAAGGCACGGATAGTACGGAAACGACCGGGGAAGGAGGAGCGTCATGAGTTTGGGCAGCGCGACCGGACAGGTCATATTTTCGCAAAAGGGCGGCGTTTATATGCCGTCAATCCAGTGTAACCAGGGAGATCTGTATCAGGAGTATATGGGCGAAGCGTCCGCGCCGACGAACATCGCACCGGATTTCGCTTCGCTCAAGCCCGTTTTGTCCTTCATTCTCACCTCTTCGCGGGTGGCGGAAGGGCTGGTGGTCCCTTCCTCCATGAAATGGTATTTCAATGATGTCGAGATCAAGTTCTCGGGCAATGTCTCCACCAACACGTTTGGCGGTGAGACGGGACATTTCAAGTTTATCCCTTACCAGCCCGGTACGACGGATTACTACGGATTGCAGATCGTCAAGAATCTGGTCAAGGCGAGCGGAGCGGCCTCTTGTACCATCAAGGGTGAAGCTACCGTGACGATAGGGAATACCAGCGACACCGTCCAGTTCGTCTATAGCATCCCCATCACCAAGGGAGTGGGAAACCAGAAGCATGTGACGATTATCGCCGGAGACAACAAGTATTTTACTTTACGGGATAAGGGGCAGAGCTGTATATTGAAAGCCGTTGCGCGCATGGGTAGCGACGACATCACTACCGGATTGACGTATAAATGGTACAACCAAACCAACGGAGCATGGACGGTGATGAGCGGCAAGACCACGCAGACATTGACCGTCACCAACGATATGGTTGACACGACAGGTGTGTTCAGAGTGGAGGTGTACCAGGGCGGCAAGCTCATCGGTCAGGACACGCAGTCCGTAATGGATGCGTCCGATCCGTTTGATTTGATCCTGAATCCCACGCCCGAGGACGAGACCATCCGGGAAAGTGGTGACACGGTGGTCTATAAGCCCATTCTGGTCAAGCGTGGAAGTACCACCAAGTACAAGGACATGACTTTCTATTTCGTGTTCATGGACAGTGCAGGAGTAGTCCTTAACCCGTCTACTTCCGGTACAGCAGCCACTTCCGGCACGTGTACTTGGGACATGTGCCAGCAGGCAGGAGGCAACGTGGCATGGACCATCACAACCAAGGAATAAGGAGGTACGTATGCCGTTAGTAACGAGGACAGGACAAGTTAGTCTTGCTCCCAAGGGCGACAAGGGAGATAAGGGAGCGCGCATGCGTATGCGTGTATGGGGGGCGTCTGTGTCTTATCTGGAAGGCAAGCAAGGGCAGCAGTTTTACGACATTGTACTTTATGACAACCTGCTGTACCTGTGCATCCGTTCGCATACGTCGGTTTCGACGGAAACCCCCAAACAGAATGTGGCTTCGGGAAAAATAAAATACTGGGAGGTAGCACAGAGCTGGACTTTTATCGCCACCAAGCTGTTGTTGACCGAGAAGATCAAGGCGTCCATGATTGATGCGGACGGTATCAGGGCAGTCAATGTGGACATCAGCGGAAAAATCACGGCGGATAGCGGACGTATCGGTCCGTTTTCCATAGATTCCGGCATGTTGTCCTCAAAAACTCTTTATAAGGATACAACAGATACTTATGTTGGTT